TGACAATGTACCGATTTTTTCAATACCCATGTTGTACTGGTCTTGTTCAGGACCAGCGTTAGAAACGTGGAAATATTCTAAGTCATCGAATACAGCAGAAACTTCAGAAGATACAACGATCCAATTAGCTCCACCACGAAGAGTAGTTTTATGAATTTGTGCTGACAATTGGTTGATTTTAGTTACCAATGTTTGATTCCAGTCTTTTTGAGTGTAACCAACATACGCTAAACCACCATTACCATATTTCCATTCATTGTAGTCCCATTTAGCTGACCAAGCTGCACCTTTTCTAAGGTCACGTAAGATTTCACGGTCAACTTCGGCTGCGATTTGTTCTGATAACAATGAAGTTAATTCAGCTTCAGCATCGATGTTGTGGAAAGCACTAACGTCTTGTGCAAGTTCAGGAGACCAAGAAGCTCTCAATTTACGTTCAGTAACAGAAACAGTTACAGAAGCTAAGTCGAAAGAAACTTCACCTAATTCTTCTTCGAATTCCAAAGAAGCGTATTGACGGTAAGTTACAACGAAGTCAGCACCGTCAAGAGCTGTACCTGTGAATTTAGTGAAACCAGATGCTGGGTTATAAGCTTCAAGGTCAACGCTTAAATAGATGTGTCCATTAGCGTCACAGATGTCGTTATATTGTCCAGTAATACCAGTTGCTTTTTGTCCGTATTCTACAATACCTTTACCGTATTTTTGTGTTACCACGTTAAAAGGAAGATATGCTCCTGAATGAACAAGAGGTGAAGCGATTTGAAGAGAAGCTAAGAATTCTTCTGTATCCATTTCATTACCGTTAGGTCCTGAAAGTTTACCTGCACCCGGTGCAGCTGTGAAACCAGTTACTTTAACAATAACAGTTGATGTTGTTGCACCACTTGCTACGGTTACACCTGTTGTTTCTGTACCACCGCTGAAAGTAACCAAAGTAGCTCCTGTAATAGAGATATTTGCATAGTTACCTTTTGAGTAGTCGAACAAACCTTGGTCGTTATTGTCGTTTGCTTCGTAGAAACGATCATACAAACTTCTTTGTCCTTCTGGGTATCCGTCTGTTGATGCACCTGTGCTTGGATATCCGTAAGGAGCCCAATGGTTAGTTGCATTTCTTTCTTGGATTTTAGGAATGAAGTAGAACAATTTACCGATAGGTAAGTTCATAGCTTGTACACTAACGATGTCGTTAGCTAAAAGTTTAGAGAATACACGGCGGATAATAGGGAATACAACAGTTTCGAATGAACCTGATGCGTCAGCTACCGCTGCTTCGTTAATCAGATAAGACGCTTGGTTTTCATATAACTGAGCGATGTTATCTTTTTGGTGGCCTTCAAGACCTTCTAGGAAACCTAAGTCATCCCATTTTCTGATGGTATCTTCTTTGATAACTCTCAAGTGTTTTAAACCGATGTTACCAACCATACCTGATTCTAATAATGCTCCCATTTTTTATAAATGTTTTTTTGCTTTTATTTTTTATTTATTATTTTACTTTTCTCATCAATTCTTTCATCCTTGCGAACTGTGGGTTTTCATAAGCTTTTGCTTCTGATAAAACTTCAACTTCTTTAGATGATGATGTCGATGGTGTTTTAGAGATTTTGTTTAAAGCTTCATTAATCGGTTTTTTATTTTCCAATTCAGTTTTAATTGTTTTATACAGACCTTTCGATTCTGTAAGGGTAGAAATTGAATCAAATCTCTTTAATATGTTCAATTTTTCCTGTTTAGTTGTAGATTGTTCAGTAAATAGACGAGTTGCGTATGCTAAGTTCGCGTTGAAAACAGCTACCTCGTTTAGTTTTTCTTTAAATAAATTCAAAGCTTTTTTGTATTCGGTATTTTGTTTTCTAAGGGTTTCAAGTTCTTCGTTGATTTTACCAGATCCAGCTTTAAACATTTTTTTGCTTTTCAAACCTGTTCTGTTAGCACCACCTTTATCACCATGAATATTCCATTTAGTTCTTGCGGCTTCGTCAACATCTTCTTCTGGAAGATTTTTGTCACCACATTCATCTAATTCTTCGTCACATTCGTCTTCACCCAATTCTATTTCATAAACATTTTCTTCTTCTTCACCTTCTGCAAGTTCGTCAGATAATCCAGGTTCAGTCGGTTCTTCTTCGTCTTCTTCTTCATCTTCGCCACCCATGTCAGCTCCCATATCGGTATCAGCTCCCATGTCTTCTCCACCAAATTCGTTTCCTACTTCAGTATCGTCAGCGTCATTGTCTGGTTCAAGTTCATCTTCGTCAGATTCTTCATCTTCCACAGATTCTTCATCATTCAAACGAATAATGAATTCTTCGTCACCAGTATTGATTTCGATTTTATTACCGTCTTTTTTAACAACGATTCCGTCTTCAGGTTTCATAGCTCTAAATACTTTTAGAACTTCACCGTCTGTTGCTCCTGTCATATCAAGAACATCTTCGTCATCTTCCATTCCTTCTTCATCTCCGGCACCAAATTCTTCACCTCCCATGTCAGTATCAGCGTCAGCTTCACCTCCCATGTCTTCAGCTCCAAATTCATCAGCAGTTTCGTCTTCACCATCGGTATCAAGTCCAGCATCATCTGTGCTCACTTCTTCTTCTTCTTCAGGATTGTTGAAATCCTCCTCTTCTTCCGATTGTTCTTTAAGTAAATCAACTAGCTCTTGTTTCATTGTAGATTCAAGTATACCTTTTGCGTTTTGTTTTACAGCATCTTCTAAGCTTTCGACTTGAAGTAATGCTTTTTCTAATAGTGAAATTTTACTCATTTTT